CGTCCGGGGTGTAGATGAGTCTGGTGCCGCAGACCATCGGCAGGCCGTTCAGGTGATACATCCCGTTCAGCTCTGCCGTCTCCCGCAGCTTCCGGCGGGGCAGACGGGTGCTCAGAGCCGGGAAGTTCCGGGCCGAAAAGTTGATGCCCGCGCTGTACTCCGCCTCGGTGCAGCTGTACGTCTCGTTCAGCCCGCCGAACACCCGCAGCATATTCCGGGTGTTCTTCAGGCCGTTCCGGTTCGCAAGGATCATCTGTCATCCCTCCTTCACCAGCGCCACCTACTGCCCCGTACGGGCCGGTAGTTCCGCCGCAGCCACCCGGCCAGCTCGGCCAGAATGCTGTTGTATTGAGCCTGCTCCCCGGCGTAGCGGTCGTTCTCTCCCAGCGCGGCGTCGGTCATGGCGCACAGGTAGTGGGGGTACAGACTGTCAAAGGGCGGCGGCACCAGCAGCACATCGTCGTCCCGCAGGCCGTCGTCCCACACGAGGTCTGCCCCCACGCCCTCCCGGCTGTCGGCACCGCTGGGGCGGAAGAACCGCTCCCGCAGCATCCCGTCCACCTCGCACAGCCACCGCTGCCGGGTCCGGGCCGCGACACGGCTGCCCGGGCGCAGCTTCTCAGCCCGCTCCATCGCTTCTCCTACCGTCATAAAAAGCCTCCTTTCGCTTTTTCCAAAAAAGCCCGGCAGCGGCGGTCTTTCTCTGCCGTTTCTGCCGGGCCGCGTTTCTCTTACTGGGCCGCAGTCTCTGCTGCAGCGATGCGGGCGGCGGTGTACTCATCCTGCTGCTGGCTGTGCTCCAGCACCTCAGCCACCTCAGGCGGCACCTCCACCTCCACGCCCCGGCGGATCTTGTAGTTCACGCCGTTGACGCTGACGAACAGGTCGCCCTTGTAGCGGCTGTTGTCCTTGAACAGCCGGATGCGGACATTCTTCTTTTCTTCCATGGCTTTCTCCTTCCCACGGGCCTTCCCTTGTAAGCGAGGCCCGCCCTTTCTGTTTTTTACCGGGCCTTTCTCGTCCAGCGCAGAGCTGTCACCGCAGGTGACTGAGAGGGCTTAATTCGCCGCCGCAGTACCCGAGTAGCTGGACACGCTCTCAATACGCACCATATACTGTTCCACCAGACGTTCCGCCGCACGCATCCCCTTCCAGCCCACGGAAGCGCGCTGGTTCAGCGGGTCGTCGCCGTAGCCCAGCTGCTTGACGATGTGCTCCAGGCCGCCGCCCTCCAGCTCGGTCACACCGTAGGCATGGGCCCCCAGCACCAGGGTGCCGAACACCGCCAAGCCGGTGGGGCAGGTCTCATCCTTCCAGATC